CTATCTCTCGAGGTCAGGCCAAAAAAATCTTTCGTCGAAAACCATTGGAGCGCGAAATGGTTCCCCGGTATACCGGTCTATTACTTCTACGTTAAAATCTACATCAGGTTGTATTTTACTAATAAAAGATCTAATAGCTCTACTATCTGCTGCTAATAAATCAGTATCAATATAATTTCTAATAAATACTAAATCTGTGTTTCCATCCAAAGCTACAATCATGTGTTTTAAACGTAAAGTAAGTAGTCCTGGATCTTTACCTATTTTTTCGTATGATTTTACAATAGCATCTATTTCTTTTTCTTCTTTTCCTGTAAGAAGTTTTATATGAGCTTCTTTTTTAGATTTTGGAAGAGTAAGTTTAAACAAATTACTATTTTTGTTTACTAAAACTGACTCATCTATTTTTTTGGGTTTTAACTCTCCTAAGTCAATAGTAGTATCTTGTGTATTACCTGAAGGAGTTGTGACTTGAATTACGTAATCTTCTCCGTAAGCCGCAATTCTAGATGCAATCATAATTGCATTTTTGTCCCCAACTAGCAAATCGTCCCAATCAATCTCTGATACAAGCAAGTTTCTAAACATCCTTTCTATGGCTGTTCCTTGCATAATATAATTTTGATTAGTTAAAATATCCTCATCTTTGGCGGTCATATACCTTAGTTCTACTTGACCTGTTGATAAGGGATTTTCTTTAGGATAAAAAAGTCCTTTAGATGGCAAATCAACAATTAGTGTTGTTTGTTTAATTCCCTGAGGGACAGAAGGAATAACCGGAACTGGATTTTCCATGTTTTCTTCGTCAGGACTTTGATTAAATGTAACTTCTCTGTCTGGTTTCATATTATTATTGTTTAATTATTTTAATTTATGATTTCGGTAATAAACTTACAGATGGTACTCTTGAAAAAGGGTTATTTTTTATTTCTTTAAAAGGACCCTCTCCTAAATTATATGGAATTACTTTTCTTTCATTAGCATCCTTTATTAATGCATAATCATACATAATTGTTACAGTTATAGTAGATAGATTATCTTCTGACATATCTAAATCTCCCCATTTAACTGCGGAAACATAAGCACCATGTATTTCCCATCTTTCTGATTGAACATTAGTTCTAGGCATCAATGTTTCAAGAATAAGGGTTTTTTTGTATTTTTCTAAAGCGTACTCTATTCCCTCTAAATAATTTGAATGAGTATTCATTATCCATTCATAAACTAAAACAGAGGAATCATTTCTTACATCTTCTGAACTTGATAAAGAATCTACATAAGGATTTGTTGATGCTCTTGGAGAAAATCTGTGGTTGGCTACTGGGTCATATAAAACAATTTCTATAGGGTCCCAAGTCATTTTGCCTTTGAAATTCGTTTTTGTATTTATATATTGTAATTCTATATTTTGATAACTAAATCCTGGCTTAGTTGCGGATTTAACTAAATAAGTAGGGATGAATATTCCTTGAACATCCAAATAAAGAACAAATCTATTTTTTAATTTTGGCTCAAAATAAGCAAAGGGCCTGTATTGAGTATACTCAGAAGCCCCAGTTGAATCTAAAGTTAAAGATATTTCTCTTTTTTTTTCTCTAAATACAGGTGTAGATTTAGCCATTTTTCTTTATAATAAATATGTCAAAAACGTAAAATTAGTATATAATTAAACTAGTTTCTTCCGCCGCCGCCCCCTAGTAAGCCTCCTAATGCGCTAATACCGGCGTTCACTACTGTTTGAGCTGCTCCTTTTCCTATATTTATAGCAGCATCTTTTAATTGATTTCCTAAACTTGCCCCTCCTCCATCTAGTCCGGGTCCTTCTACATCTGGAAGTTTTATTTTACTTCCTCTAACCATAGCATAATCATACACAATTGTACCTTCCATTAGAACTAAATCATCGCTAGACATATCAAATTCCCCCCATTTTACTGAATCAAAAAACGCACCTACTAATATAAAAGAATCGACGACATCACCATGAGGGGAAAGAGATCTTAAATATAATGTTCTTTTATATTCGTGTATAAACCCATCCTCTCCCGGAGTTAATAAATTGAATGATGTGCCTGTAGTTCCTGAATTATGATGATAATTATTTATGTAGTCATGAAGCATTTTAGCTCCATTATCCTCTATAGGATCATAGAATCTAATAGTAATAGGTTGCCACCTAGATTTTCCTTTTACATGAAATTCAGTATTTATATAATCTACTGTAATGTGATTATTTTCTAAAGTAGGCCTTTCCGCTGATTTTATAGCGTATGTAGGGAAGAAGGGACCAAATGGATCAGCTTGCATATATAACTCAAAACGCATCTGCTGTTTTGGGTTAAAATATTTGAAAGGTTTATGTGTAAATCCCATACATGTTTTATAATAACAGAGGTGCATGAGTGCACCTCTGTCAATTTTTAATATATTTATGCATCTACCTTTCCGGTAGTAACAACTTTGTTTTTAGTGGGATCCATCACTGCATAATCATAAGTGATTGTTAAATCCAACATATTTAAATCATCAGATGATAAGTCCATGTTACCCCATTTAGCATCTGCGACAAAAGAGCCGTACAGAGTAAAAGTATCAGCTACGTCACCATGAGGAGTAAGTGCTTGAAATGTAAGCGTTCTCTTATATTCATGGATGAAACCATCTTCACCTGGAGTTAAAAGACCCGGAGTTCTCCCTGCCGGTGATTGATTTAATCCTGAATTATGGTGGAAAAGACTTATCCAATCATGAAGTAATTTTGCTCCATTAGCTTCAATAGGATCATAGAGTGTCACTGCTATATCTTGCCATCTAGATTTTCCTTTTACCTTAAATTCTGTATTTACATAGTCTACAGTTACTGGGTTTTGGTCTATAGAGGGTCTGTCTGCTGTTTTAACCATATAAGTAGGAATAGGTACTCCGACGTTAGTCAGGAAGAGTACGTATCTCATCTGCTGCTTAGGGTTAAAATATTCAAATGGTTTATATTCAAATGCCATTTTATGTTATTTTTTTTGTTTATTCTGTATCACCAGGGAAAGAAGCTCCCGTAGGTAACACAAAGAAATCTAAGATTATGAATTCCGCAGTTCTAGTCGGTTTTAAATAAATAGCACCTCTTAGCTCATTTCTGTCAACTACGTCAGGAGTATTATTAGATTCATCCATAATTACTCTAAAGTCGAAAAGACCCTGATTTCTTCTAACACTTTCTAAATAAGGTTCTACAATACTTAAGAATCTAAGTCTTGTCTCTTTAGTATTTTGCTCAAATACTAAATATCTAGAAGAAGACGCAATAAATTTTTTGGCTGCTATTAACAATCTTCTAACATTTACTCTATCTAAAGCAGACCTTTTCTTTTGAAGTGTCTTTTGACCCCAAACGACTACTCCTTCTCTTGGATAAGTAGCTATAGGATTGATGTTATAAGTGTATAGTTTGTCTCTGTCGCCTAAAGTTAATTTTCTCTCTGCCTGTAGAGCTACGTCAATAGCACCTCTATTTAAACCTGCTGGTGCGTACCATGGAAATTGAACATAGTCGTTGAATGCAATTACTCCAGATACCACAGTAGACGGTGGAACCCATACGTTTCTACCTAAATCAGCATCTGCGATTTGAACCCACGGATAATAATAAGCTGCATAAGAAGTATTTCTAGCTAGTGCTGCATTTATGGCTTGTCCAATAGTGTCACCGTATCTAGTAGGATCAACTACCATAAAAACATCACCTCTATTTTCTATCATCGCTATTGCCTTCGTGATTATTTCCCCGTGCTGCTCTCCTACACCATCTATAATTCCTGGCATAAGTAACATATTGATATCGTATTCATCAGCATTAGCTAAGATATCAATTGCGTCTAAATATGCAGTAGACCCGGATGCACCTCCTGCTAAATCATCTAAATTAAATCCTTGGCTATTTTGTCCGGTAATTTTATCAAAAAATAATCTAGGGTGTTTTACATATCCATCTGATCCTCCTGAAAAAGTACCTGAAACAGCGGCTGGTAAACTACTAGAGAAAGCAGGGACTCTTATCTGACCATTTTCGTTTAAATAGTTGTAGTTTTCTTTAAATACCTCAACTCTAATGTATCTTGAACGATTAGGAAATGAACCGCTTAATTGTAAGAAAGGAACTCCATCGGAATCATATCTAAGAGTATACATCTGATCTCCGATTACTCTTCCTATATAGTTAGTATCATTAGGATCTAGAGTTAAATCATTATATTGCTCTACAATTACTTTTCTGTTATGTCTGTCGTCCCCTCTTCTAATATATAAATCAAAGGTACCTAAATCTGTGTTTACGTCTCTAATTTCCCATCTCAAGTTTTCTCTGTTACCAATATTAAGTACGCCTCCTGTTTTATCATCTGCCGGACTTCCTATTCCGTTATTAGAAGCTATTGAAGTTAACGCGCTATTGCCAAAGTTTCCAGGAGAGACTAAGGTGATTTTAAAAGTTTGATTTGCTGATGTAAAATAAGAGCCTGTTAAATTTGTTTTTATTCCGGCAGGAGCTGCTGCATAAGCTCCTCTTGAAACTACATTTGAACTAGCGTATTTATAGTCTCCTGCTAAAACTCGAACAACAGTAAGATTTTCAGCATATCGCAAATATTCTTGTGCAACGTAATCTGTTAGGAATTTGTATTGCCTTTCGGAGGTGCCAGAACCTGAACTAAAAGGTCCGCCAAAAGCTCGTAAGTACTCTTCGTAAGAAGAAATTGTGGTAGGGACGAATGCAGGGCCTTTTAACGTAGGACCAACAACCGCCGCTCCGATGGCTTGTATTTCTAAGGGGAGAAAACTCAGGTCTTTTTCTCTTGTAAATACGCCAGGACTGACTATTCTTTCTGCCATTTTTTTGTTTTTGTCAATTAATTATTATATCAAGAATTATTAATTAATTCTCATTTGATATAAATATGTTTTAAAAATCTCAAACAATTAAAAAAATAAAATTAGAATAATCTTTCTCTCATATTTACTTTCTTTATGGAAAATGCTTTTTGAATTGATGATTTTCTTTCTACATAAGCAGGCATAAGAGTCGCAAGAACTCTAAGTTTAGTAGATGCTTTTACAATTCTTTCTTGTTTTGATATGTTAACGGTAGAGAAATAAAAGTCCTCTACATTAGTTACAAATTGATAATCATTTCCCCATACAAAATTATTTACAGGTATTATTTGTTCAACTACTTTATTCAATTGTTCATTAAAATCAGTCCAAATAATTAAATCATAATAGACATAATAATATTCAGGTATAAGTATTGTATATATTTCAGCTTTTGGTAATTCTAAATCTAATCTATTTGACAGGGCATGTCTGTCATTTGTTTGAGTATATCCTAACGAATGATATACTCTACTAGATACTCTATTGTTTACATCAAGTTTAGCAAAGTCTTTATACTCCTCCATTCTTGTTCTAGAAAGAGTCATTACAGGGCAAAGTAATTTGTTTTTTTCGTCTCTCATAAAACCATTTGATTGGATTTGAGACCATATTTCTCCGCTTGCATACATTACAGGGACATCAATCATTCTATCCCTGTCTTGTACTTCAGGTTTTATGGAATTTCTAAGATAGTGTAAAATAGCATAATCCACGTCATATATAGTAATTTCAGGGACTTTAATGTAATCATTGTCTTCTCTAATTTGCTCCGCTCTATTTACTTGATTCCTATATAGTTGATTATATACGGTAGGATTTATCGTAGATTTAGCCATTTTAATATTTATTTAGTTCATCATACGCATCATTAATACCAGACCTATAATCTGTTGTAGTAAGATTTGTTTTTCTGCTAAGATGTGCTTCGGCTATGACTGATATATTATAACCAAATTCCGATTCTTCTCCTAAAACGTGCGGTATATAAGTTTCGGGATTTCTACCAAACCAGGCGTTATCAGAAAATACATTGTTTAACTCATAAAAATCCATATCGAAAAAAACATAATCTCCCGGTTCTATAACTAAATTCCTCTCTATTAAATCATCTCTTAAAAAATAAAAAGTAGCATTTCTTTCAAAATCCAAACCAAAATCGGTATCTATAGTTTCTTTTACTCCTCTTTTTACTATACAATTAAGTCTAGTAGAATTATAATATACTTTATTGGGGGCTTCTCTATATATGTTTTCTTTGGTATCTTCTCTTGATAATTTATAAAGTTCTATTTCTAAGGCAATTACTTTATTGACTCTTTCTTTATTTATGCTCCTAACTAATGATGCGTCTCTACCACTTCCAAATAGTGCCATTATCCTATGTATATTTTAAGAGGAATTACAGATAAGAATTTTTCGTGAGCTTCCGATTCAGCCATTTTTCTTTCTAGTTGAGATTGTCGACTAAATTGATCTAATTCTATTCTAAGTACATCAATTAGCCTTTGTTTCTCTTCATTTACCGAATACATTAAATCTTCTGTATTTAGGGTAATCTCATCTTCTAATCCGGGTAATGTCTTATACTTTCCTCTAACGTAAGCTAACATTTCTTTAGATAAAACTAGAGTATATTTTTTTATCCATTGCTTACCTATATCATTTATGCTAGAATAAGGTAAGGTAAAATAAGGTATTGTAGCGTGACTATTAATTTTACCTTTTCCTCCTCTATTTGCATTTTTATACTCGGAATCTAAAGTATACTCAAACCAAATCTTATATTCTTTTGCAGGAGTAGGAAATATACGAATTCTATTGTTTATAATTTCAAAACCGTATGCAGATTTTCTTATTTGGTCATTAAATTCTATGGCCTGCATCCTAAGAATATCGTGATGTAAAGGCATCAATAAGAAATTAACTCCAGGGCTATAATTACCAAATCCAAACTGGTCTAGTAAGTTTTGAGTACCTAAACCTGTTCCTACAAACGGGTCAAAATATTTTACAATAGCAGGCGGAGCATTGTGGAACATTTTTCTTATTACGAACTTGTCTGTAGCAGGATTGCCGGACTCTAATGAAACTCTAGTAGGGTCTAGTAAGCTATATACTTGTTTTCCTTCTTTTACTAGTATAGAGCCTGTATAAAATGTAGTTCTACCTCCTACTCCCACTTCCGTACCATATTCAGCGGATATTTCTAAAATACCTGCTATTGAATTTGTTACTAGTTCTTTTTCTAATCTAAGGGAACCCGTATTGAATCCCATTAATCCTAATATATTGTCTTTTGCGGAGTGAGCATTGACTTGATTGCTATACTCCGAAATAGCCTCTTCGAAAGCAGTGTAAAAATTTATATCTTGTAATTCTATATCAGTTAAAGGATATCCAAGTCTTCTTGCGCACCATACGGCTACTTTGGGCGCGTCATTTTGAAAATTAATATCTTTATCGAAAATACCAAAAGGAGTAGATCCAGATACTGCACTACCGCTTCCAGGCCAAATAGGTATATGAACTGCCATCTGTGTTTTACAATAAATAGTCTAGTGGAATTATTTTATTTAAGTTTGGCAATACTTAATATACCTGTCTAATAAATGAAACAAGGACATATCTAGTTCCGGATAAAACGGGTCTAGCTCCGTGTCTATGCGTTATTTGACCCGGATGGATAGTAATTTCTCCTGTAGTTCCTTTGACTAGTGCTTTTTGTTTTGAGAACCAGGTACCTCCTCCTTCAAAGTCTTCGTTTAAGGTAAGAACGGTAGAGAATGCGGAATCATCGTGGTGTAGTGATAGATGTCCTTGATTTTCCGGGGTGTATTTTATAATAAAGTTTTCAGAGCTAAATTTTTTCCATTTTTCTCCAGTTAATACAAAATTAGATTTTATTAATGGATATATGTACTCATTTAAAAACATGTCATAAGCATCATGTAATTGAAATTCATTGATTAGCATGTCATGAGTTGGATAAAAATAATGTCTATCTTTTGTCCATTTTCCACAATCTTCTGCTAATCTTATGACTTCATTGCAAAAGTTATTCTTGAAAGCATGTAAATGTAGGACATCAGGTATAGGTTCATCTACAATTAAATCATATTCTTTATTTTTCAATGCAGGATTTATAAAAGATGTTGACCATGCATTAAAATCTTTTGTTAAATATATAGGAGATGCAAATGAATTACTTTCTGTTTTGCTTGTTTTATTATTACTTGTTTGACTTACTATAGATTCTTTTAAAGCATATGCAATCATGTCTCTCCATATATGTCCTAAATCTGATCTTTCTATGTTTATTGAATATGTACATGCTAAGAAATCATCTAAAGGCATGATATATGATTCTAGATTTTGTTCTAATATTCTATCTAATCCTGTTTTAGATAACATATAAGCATGTGATAACCATGAGTATCCTGGTGATACATATAATTCATTTTGTATGTCTGTGTCCCCGCCGATTTTTTGCCTTCCTAAATACAATAAGCCCCACTCATATAATGCTATTTCTTTCGCGGGGAACTCTTTATCTACTTTAAAATCATCCTCTAATATTAAGATGCTTTCATAATTTTTACTTTTTGCATCTTTCCAAACAGACAAATGAGATAAAGCACATCCAATTTCTCCTGGTAAAATGTCCCGATTATAATATGAATTACTATGATTATCTATTTTCCAATTATTGAAAAGATTCCATTTAAAATTTACTTTAGGATTTCTACCATCTACAGCTTTAAATATATGAAATTGTTTTGGTATAATTCCTAGCTTATTAAATTCCGCGGTGTACTTATTTACTGCATCATCAGAAACATCAAAAGATATTACATATACAGCATCGATATTCAATTTATTATCCATGACTTCATTAATTTTATTATCAATATTTTCCATTATTTTATGAATTAGTTTATTAGCAACAACAATAGGTTTAAAATCATCAATTGAAATATTACTATTGAAAGAATTTTTTAAAATAGTAAAATTTTGATTACTAGTTACACAAGATAGCCAAGAATCAAAATCTATATAATTAAAAACAGTTTCCTTTAATCCGGCTCTTAATCTAGTAATTGGAATTAATCCTAACATTTGCATTTCAACAGCAGATACACAAAATGTTTCATCATAATTTGAAGGATATAGCCAATACTTTTTATTACTTGCAAAAGAAATTAATTCATCTTTTTTTAGAGAACCATAAAAATATACATTATTATAAGTGTTTTTTACATGAGAGAAATGTTTATTATAAAAATCTTCTCCATATTTAGGCGATAATATGTATAATTTTGACATTGGCTTATAATATAAAATCTTTCTCCAATGTATTAAAATTTCATTTAATCCTCTTTCTGCATGTGATATATAAATGTAAGAATCATCAATTTTTAATTTATTTGATTTTTCTATTGTTTTTACCGCATTATAAGAAATGATAGAATTTACATGTTCAAAGTTTAAATTAAATTCTTTCTGATGATATTTAGATACACATATAACACTTTTAAATTTAGGATGATTGAATACCCTACTTTCTAATTCTTTTATTTCTTTACCTTTATAGTAATTGTAAAAAAACGTATCTACATTGTGAATCCAAAAATAAGAATAATCATATGAATCCTCTGAAATTAAATCAATGTAATGTGTATAATTTAAAGCAATTAAAATGTCCGCTCTTGTATTGTAATTATTTGTGTAAATAACGCCATTCAAGACACTCTCCTGAACTATTTCCCCTGTAATAAACACAGAGTGCCCTAAATCAAATAAAGCTTCTGAGAGGTGACGTAGGGCCCATTCAGTGCCGGCGAAATTATCTCCGCCGGCATCAAAATGAGAGTAATAACCAATATAAAACTTAATTGTCATAAATGAAATTAATTAGGGTAAAGATATTTAAATATATCTTCTAAAGCTTCGTGTCTGTGATTTGTTGAAAGAGTAACGCAATTTACATACTTACTCTGATTTATAACTGATATAAGGTGAAAAGCAGACTGTTCTTTATGTCTTAAATCTATCTGGTTTTGATCGCCTGCAAAAATCATGATTGTATTTTTTCCTAGTCTACTAATGCACATCGATAATTGCTCTTTTGTTAAATTCTGGAACTCATCTATAATACAAACAGAATCGTCAAATGTTCTACCTCTAAAGTGTGCTAAGGTTACTAACTCGACAGATTTATCAGTATATAACCTTTCTACGGCGGATTGTTTAGAATAGGCTTTAGTTATGTTGTCTTTTATTGGAACAATCCAAGGTTCTAATTTTTCTTCTAGTGTTCCTGGTAAAAAACCCATTTCTTCTGTTGCCACCATAGGTCTTGTTATAACTATCTTGTTTATTTCTCTTCTAAAAAATTTATCTAAAGCTATTTGTGTTGCTAATAACGTTTTTCCACTTCCTGGTTTTCCTAAAATAAAATTTACTGGGTGTGTTAAAATTTTTTCCTTTGCTTCTTTTTGGTCGTTAGATAATTGAATGTCAAATTTTACCGGATTTTTAGGTACTCTCTTTTCTGTGTTTTCAGTCATGAAGTTTTTATAATAAGTATAATCTTAAATTTAGTATTTGCTTACATAAACTCCATCTTTTTTTATGGCGGGAGATTTTTTTAATTTGATGTAAGAATCATCAACGGTTTTATGAATATATAAAAAATTTATATTATTTAATAATTTTTCGCACAATCTTTTATCTTGTTCTAGCTTTTTTATTTTTTTCAATATTTCTACTTCTTTACTAGAATCCTCCGATAAACTATTATTTAACTCTTCAATTTTTAAATTAATTTTGTTTAGTTCTTTTACTTTTTTGTTTATGTTCGTCATATTTTTTATTTTTAATAACATATGAATTTTATAATTAGTTTAAGTAAACTAAAAAAGCGAGGCTTTTTAGGGCCTCGCTTCTATATTCAAATTTAACTTTAAACTATGTCGATTATAAGGAATCTAATCCATGAACATAAATCTTACCATAGTATTCAGGACGAACCATTTTCTTAGCATATCTCGTCATGATACCTTTTCTTGGTGTGAAGTTTTCAGGATCATATACAAGAGGAGTCATAATCAATGGAATGTATGGTGCGTAAACAGCTCCTGTTTCTAGGAATTGTGCGCCTCTATAGCCCATCAATAATAAGTTCTCTGTCATATATGGATTCTTGTATACTGTAAATCTGCTATTTAACAAACCTACTTTCTGAACACCCATTGCAAATTTAGCTTGATCACCATTAGTGTCAGCTGCGTATCCTGGGATTGATTCTAGAATTGTAGCAATAGTTGGAGAAGTAACAATAAAGTTAGCACCTCCTCTCATTGTTAATCTATGAATTTCATTAGATACTTTTTGCATTTTAGTTCCGATAGTTTGGAACCAAGTGCCTTGATTGTAGAATTGTCCTGTAGTAGCAGAGTTTGTAAATGCGGTAGTACCCGGATCATATGTAAATCCTATTCTTGCAGACCAGCGCTCTACTGTTTGAGCTTCTGAAACTAACATATCTAAAATCTCTAAATCAATTTCTTGAGAAATATATTCAGAAAGCATAGAAGTTAATTCAGCTTCAGCATCAATAGAGTGATATGCATTAAGGTCTTGCGCGAATTCTGGGGTCCATTTTGCCTTTAACTTACGAGTTTTAGACGTAATGGCTTCAGAGCGCATTTCCAAATTAATTTCCGGAATTGGTAAATCTTGATTTGCTCCTCCGGCTTGAGTTTTACCTTCTTCAAAATCACCTCTAGTAATATCTGTAGGCTGTTTGTGGTAATTTACCTTAACACTAGACATTGTGGTAGAACCAGAAACAATAAATACAATTCTGTTATTAGTTAAATCATAGGATGTAAACTGTTGAAAAGTATCGTTAATGTTAGTTCCAGTTACTGTAAATGCTCTAACACCCAATGGATCGAATCCGGAAACAGAATCAGTAGAAACATATATCTTCCTTAATTTTGTATTGCTCTTGTAAGATGCGGAGAAGTTAGTATCGTAATTAATGTCAGAAGTCATATTCACAGAGCCTGTGAAAAACTTAGTTGAATTGATTCTAGCTAAACTACCTGTAAAAGATAAAGTAGAACTAGAATAATCATTAATAGAGTAGCTAAATCTTCCCGCGCCATAAAGACCTTGAGTACCCGCTGTGCCTCCTTTGTCAGAGTCAGTAATACCAAATACAGAATCTTTTTGAGAATTTTTTCCTTGATTAGCAAAAAATCCAGGTTGAGAAGTTCCATATTTAAAGTCTAGAAAGAATACTAGGCCGGAAGGTAAATTCATTGGTTGAATGCTAACAAAATCTTTAGCTGCAATAGAAGAAAAAATTCTTCGTACTAAAGGTAGCGCAACACCTGCCCACTCTTCTGAGTTTGATGCAGTACCAGTTCTGTTAGCCTCAGTTACTAATTGACGAGCTTGATTTTCTAGAAGAACTGCTAAATGCGGTTTTTCTCTCTTTTCATCTAAGCCCTCTAATAAACCAGTGGGTTCCCACTTGTTTATATATTTCATCGCTTCCGCTTTTTGTGTTCTATTATAATCATGCGGAAGCATGTGGTTTAAATTTTCCATATTTTTACTTAATTATACCCGCAAGTTCTTGAAGTCTTACGCGTAGATTGCTTGATTCGTTTACAATGTTTGATTTAGTAGTAGCAGAAGGAGCTGTACTATTAGTAGGTTTTGAAGCAAAAGATTCAGTTAAATTTTTAGATTTTTTACCTTTATTAGAGTCTACACCTTCATACAATTTGGCGTAAGTAGAATAAAGTAATTTAGCCTCTCTGATTGTAACTACACGCTCAAAGTTTTCTAAAATATCTTTTTTCTGATTTTCTGATAAAGCGTAATTTCTAAAAATCTTAGAAGTGTAAAGTAATTTAGAGTTTAAGAGATTAACTTCCTGAAGCATTCCCTTGAGTTGATTTACAACTTCATAAGCTTCTTCTAATTCTCTTTTCATCTCTTTCATATCTTTTTCATGTTTTCCATCTTCTTCTTCTTCGTTATCATCATTGTCTCCAATTGCTTCTGAAAACATAGTTTCTAGAGCATCCATCACATCTTTACGGCTAAAATACTTAGGACCTTGAGGGTCTTCTGTATCTGAATCGTAAGAGTCCATTTTGTTATCTCCAGTTCCAATGTTAGAAGATTTTAACTCTTCTTCTAACTCAGCTAAGATTTCTTCTAAACTAGCGGATTCATCTTTTTTAGATTCTCCATCTTCTTCGTCGTCGTTGTAAGCTTCATTAGTTTCTTTATCATCATCTTCTTCTTCTTTGGCTTCCATGTTAGGTTTTTTATCATCGTGTCCTTTCTTCTTTTGAAGCCATGTCGGTTGTTCTCCTTCTTCCATTTCTTCTTTTTCTTCTTCTTTATTTTCTAGAAGTGGAGATACTTTAGATAAGATAGAATCTTCTAATGTTGCTTTTGCGTTTTGCAGTGCTGTTTCTTTTATAGCTTTTGCATCAGCAATTGCAGATTTTAATAAATCGTTCATGTTACTATTTTGATTGTAAGACTATTATAAATCTTAAATATATTTTTAATTTTTTAATCTTATATTAAACAAGATATTATTACCAATAAATATTATCTAATTTTACTAAAATGCTTTTTTTAAAAAATTTTAACTGTTTTATTTATTATTATTTTAAAAAAATTGATTAAGAGAAGTAAGAGTAAAGTAATTCTCTGTCTGCATATCCTAAAACTTGTTTTCCACTTTCGTGATTTTTCTTGATTTCTTTTAGTTTTTTTACATAAGATTTCAATTGAGGGCCGGAAGAAGATGATATGAGCATGCTTAATCTTTGAACTGTAGATGTATAAATTTCTGCTCTTCTACCTTTTCCATATATTCTAGTAGTATCAAAAGAAGCTATTACAGATATTGAAGACATCCATTTATCTCCTGCGCTATTATAAGAAGGTCTTTTATAATTAAAAACATCTCCTGTAAATTCTATACTTTTTATGTTAGATACATATAGAAATCTCCAACCGGGTCTATCTTGTGGATTATTTGTATCTCCTTTTTTCAACCAAGCTCTTATAGCTAATCCTTTTGCGGGATTTTTTTTGGATTGACCCAAAGCTACGGGCTCTATTACCCTAATCCCAGTAGCTAGTTCTTCGGATTTATTATCGCTTATGTATTTTATTTTTATTATTAAATTATTTACAATAGCTATTTTTAAATCTTTTACCGCGTTACCCGTAGGTTTAACTATAATTTTAGCGTTATCTCTAGCTTTTTTTTGTATTTGTATTAATTGATTTATTGTAGTTTCTTCATCCGCCTCTTCTTCTTTTTTTAGAACATCGGCAACTCCTCTAAACTCAGAAACTCCTACGGGCGCACTTTTTAACGCAGAACCTAATTCGTAATCTATAAAACTACTTTTATCTCCTTTATCTACCTGTGTTTTATAACCTGATCCAAATTCAGAACTTTTTACATATTGCTCTCTTGTATTTGATGCTAATGTAGAAAAAGTGTCTTCATCTAATATTTTAGATATGTCGTACTTATAAAGCAGTAAATAATTTTTTATTGTTATGTTGTTTCTCTCTCCTACTTTTATTAATCTAGATATAAAAGTATCTCTATTTACACCTCCCGGACTAGATTTTTTTCTAAATAATTTTCTAGTTTCTAAATCAGATACTATTATAATTTTACTGTTTTTTATAATAGAATCAGCATTTTTGTAGAAATTTTCTAAACTTGTAATTACTTTAACACTTTTTTTTGAGTCTAATCCTCGTATATTCTTTAAAGAAGCTCTAAATTCTTTTTCTATTATTTCTGTTTCTTTTGTCAACAATCTCTTTAATCTATCCTCCATTTTTACAGAAACATACCTACTATTCCTTTCTTGACCTCCTGCAATTTTAAATTTATCATGTAACTCTTTGGTAAAAGTAAAATCCGGAGATAAGAATATAATAGATGCCATTACAGTATTTTTGACATATTAAGAATTTCGTCAGCTAAAATATCGAAATTATTAGAATATATCTTAGATTCTTTCATTACTACAGGGGACATGAATGCTCCTTGTGTAGATGGATTAGATACAAAGTCAAAAGCTACCATTTCATAATCTTCGCCAACTTCATAATAAGGGGACCCATTTCTAAGTCCAGCTTCCCTTAATGATCCAACTCCTCGAGAACTTATACCAACGGTGTGTCCTTTGTCGAAATATTTTTTCAATAAATTTCCCTTAGGTGTCCAATCCAATACTTCAGCAATTCCATATATATCATCTTTTTCCCACCATAATTCTTTTATTATATGAGACGCTTCGGACAACCAAGTATCAGATCTATCCGGATGGTCTAATTCTCCATAAGAAATACCATCTTTAATTTTATCATTATATTTTTCTACTTGAATTTCCATCAATTTACGAGGGTACATTCTTTTGTTAAAATTTACAGAATTAGCTCTTTGTAAAATCCCTTTAACTAGTAATCCCCCGTTAGCTCCTTTAGACTCTTTTATTATGCAATTTATAGGATTAAATATTGAGATGGAATCAATAAGTAATAATTTATTTTGTGCCATTTTTTATATTTTTTAAGAATTCGTCTATAAAATTTATTACGGATTCTTGTTTTAAAAATGGAGAGGTTTTTTGTTTTTCTTTATCCCGCTCTATTTTATTGAAAGTTGTTTTCTTTATAAATTTGTATGGTTTTTCTTTAGTTTCAGGCTTACGTCTTTTAAATACTAAAGGAGTTCTCGGCGGGCCCTCACCTCCATCCAAATTACTTGTTACATTCATTTCATTTTTAACATTATCTTCATCATCAATTGGTAAAAATTTAGATGAGGACTCATTAGTAGGATTACCCACTTTATAATTCTTGTTTAAAGATTCAAATAGGTATTTCATGAATGCTTTTTTATTATGTTTCATATTTATCTAGATATAACATTCACAAAATCATAATATTTCATGATAACGTGTATATGGTCTTCAGTAATGAATTTTGTATTTTCTATTTGATTTAAAACATCAAGCATTTCATTTAATTTAGATGCAGATGAATTGTTTTCTACTAAAGGAATAATATTAGAAATGGATTCTTCTAATTTATGTATTTCAGATGTTATATAAGATTTAAATTCATCAGAAGATATTTCCATGTTTATATAATTTCCTAATAACATTTTTTGCTCATTTAATAATCCATCATACTTATCATTATATTTTTGAATCATTATTTCAAATGCTGATAGTCTAATTTCTTCTGATTCTTTTAAAAATTCTACATTTGTATTATTTGATGTTTCTGAATTGCATATACATTCTATTAGATTCTGTTTATTTGATACCATTAATGGAGGATTATCCATCTGGTTATATTCAAATATGTTATAAATGCTTGCGTATTGTTGGTAATTTTCTACTTTTATGTCAAATAAAGAATCCCCGCCAAAATATGATGTTATGTCTTTATATAACCTGTATTTTTCTTTATTTAACTTTTCTAAATCTAAAGAATTTCTTGCCTGTTTAACTGATTCTATAAGTTCATTTGCTAATGTAGGATTTGCAACTTTTTCCTTAATTAGCATTTGGTAAAAAGATAACTCCTTTCTAATTTCAGAATTATTCGAGAAATGTTTTTTTATAATTGAGGAAATTTCATTTATTCCTTCTCCTTGTAATACATTGCTAGTCATTCTTTTCACTAACATTTCAAAAATCAATCCCGTATTCCGGTGTTTTTTGTGTTTTATTTTCTTCATTTTTAATAGTTATGAATTTCTTATTAAAAGAAATTATTTTAAATAAATATTGTAATGTTTGCCTAAACCACTATAAATCTAATAAGTTATTTTCGTTTAGTAGTCCTAAGTTTATATCTTTATCATTTTCTTTAAATGATTTTTCTATTATTAGATTCTTATTTCTTATATGACTGTCATATTGTTTTCTTAAAGAATTTACTAACTTAGACTCTAAATTTACTGGATTTTCTCTTTTTCTAGCCATAAGAGGGTCTTTTTCTCCTTCTAAATTAGATTTCATATCTCTGTCTCCCATAGGATCGCGGCCGTTTGATTTATCATTTTTAGTTCCGAAAGTGCCAATTCTTTTTGGTCTGCCTCGTTCATCTTCTTTATTTGCAAATTCTAGCTCTTCTCCGTCATCAAATTGCATTGGGTTAATCTTATTTCCCTGAGAAGCTAATTTTATTGACATCATATCGTGAGGAGTACCGAAACTTTGTCCTGATAGTTTTGGGTCATTTCCTTCTGTTTCTATCTGGGAATGTCTAAATGTGGTCATTAAATCTTCTATGATTAAATCCTCTTCGGCAAGTCTTTCTGATTCCGATAATTTAAATAAATTTTCATGTATATATTTTCTAGAGAATAATTTAGAATCTTGCATAACTAAAGCAAGATTCATTTTTTCTGTTAATATTTCTACTTTTTGCCTTTCATAAACTAAAGATGGATTATTTAAAGACAAGGAAAAATCAACTAATTCTTCATTTTTATATCCTTGAGTATATAAATGAATAATAGCTATTTTGTTTAATTCCGAAACAATAATTTTTTGTATTCTCTCTATTGTTCTAGCAAATCTAACATCTTCTGCCGCAATCATGGATTTACCTTCTGTATCTTTATCATATCCCAAGAATGGTTTAGGTATTTTTAAGGCGGCCATCATTCTATTTCTCACATACTCAATATCATCCATAAAACCTTGATTACCTAATCCGGGTAAAGTTGATATATCGCTACTAGAATCTTTGCCTCTAACTGGAAGATAATAATCCTCAAGCATATTTTGTAAATTAAACTTCAAATTATAATCCCCTGTTCTTTCATCTACATATGGAGTCTTTTTCATAGCAGATATAATTGTCTCCATGTAATTATCAACTTCGTTTGGAGGTATACTACCTACATTTATTTTAAAAACTCTTCTTTCTGGGGCTCTCATTATTCTATGAATTAACATCGCATCTTCCATCAATGTTAACATTTTAAAAATCTTTCTTGCAGGCTCTATCTGACTTCTACCATAAGGTAAAAAGTTACTGTCGGATAATAATCTAAAATGAGCTACTTCATGATAGTCTAATTCTTTATTTTTTCTATCTTCATTTCTATAAACAATTGGACTCATTTGTGTTGTGTGAACACCTTCATATATAAATTTAACTTCATAAGGATTTTGAGGATTTGTTCCTTCCGTTCTTCTAACCTCATAAGCAGATAATGGAATTACGTTTTTTATACCTAATCCTTCCTCAATGTCCAAATAAAGATAAAAATCTCCATATTTACATAAAGATCTTGTCCAACTCCATAAATTATATTCTATGTTCAAAATATCATAGAATAAATTATATAAAATCTTTTTTATATTTTCATTTGGAGTAGAAATATTTAATAAATCTCCTTCAACTGACATAACAGTACTTTCATCTGCATATATATCTAACGCAGAAGCAATAATAGGATCTGTATCCATTGCTTCGTAATCTGTAAATATTTGCAACTTAGAAGAATGAAAATTTATAGTATTATTGTTAGGTGAATATCCATATTGTCTAGTTGTATGTAGTCCTGAAAATCTATCTACATAAGCGGTTTTATCTTTTGCGCCGCTTCCTTGTAATCTAGATGTATCAATAACTTTTATTCTGTCTTTACCTATTCTTCTAACAATTACTTGAGTAGAAAAAAGTCTCTTTAGTTTTGCTTGTATTGAGTTATCCATTTATTTTATTTTATAAGCCATGTAAGACTTTCTGATTCGTTTCCTCTAGTTTTCATAGACCAAGAGTCATGAATTTTATTATCTTTAGGAGTATATATTGTTTTTGTTGTATTAGCTAATAAAGACCTAGAAAAATTAAGTCCTAGTGTTTTCATTTTTAATGATGTATCTCTTACCCAAAGGCCTATAGCAAAAGACATTACCAAATCATCATTATATCCATCTCTTGCCTCGGCTTTATGGTCTTTCCAAACAAAAGTATACAACTCCTGAATTAATCTTTTACTATATACAATAGGAGATTTTTCTCTGTAATAAGTTTCTAATTTAGAAATCATTACAGGTCTAGTTTTAGATGATGTTGTAAATCCCGGAACCATATTGTCTTTTAACATGTATTCTTGATTTATATTCATGTGAATGTCAGGGTCTACAAAAGGGTCGTTTCTGAAAGTATAATAAAGATTCTGGTATCCAATATCTATAATTGTTTGTAACACCGCCCAACCTACATAAGCATTTTCTACGGCTAGTAGAGCTCCATTATATTCGGATGCAATACTAACTAGTAAATGTCCATATTCTGTAGTTCCTATCATGCTTTTAAACTCCGCTACTTGTTCTAAAGACTCAATATTTATGACATGAAAAGCAGAAAAATCTGAAGAATCTCCTCTAGATACGTCGGCACAAACTACATAGCTACAGTCGCTTTCTGGGTATTTCCATATCCACAAATCTCCGGTTTCTCCTCTCTTTTCTACAGGATCTTTTACGCAATTATTTTCGTACCATATTAATATACTACCATCTACTACTGTATGTCCTGAAGTTAAAAAGTCCCCATCACACTCTTGAGCTGCTGCCTTTTCTCCTAATAATATATCTTGCTCTTTACGCCATTTTGAGTCTCTTTCCGGATGCACGGTCCATGGTAAAAATATTGATGTGAAATCTCCTCCGTTTAAAGATTCCTGCCATATTCTATGAAACAAATTACCTACTCCATTCGGTGTAGATAAGAGGATACAACTACCTCCGGTGGCTAAGGTTGATTGTGCGGCTGTCCATATCTCCTCTGAATTTGTAATGTGAGCAGCTTCGTCTATGACAAGTAAAGATAAGGCTTCCGAACGAGCAGAATCTGGACTTGATGATACAGCTTTTACACTTGATCCATTGTTTTTAAATCTTAACATCATTTTATTATCTTCTAAAGTCTCTTGTTTTAACCAAGAAGGTAAAAAATCATGCATTAATCTAATTTTATGTACTAAATTTTTTGCTACATCTTGTTTCGTTGCAATAATAAGAACTTTATATCCATTTTTAAAAATCATATTGTGTAAAATATATGCAGCAGATAGTGTGGATATTCCTAATTGTCTACCTTTATTAATTATAATGTACCTATCCTTATACATTTTTTCTAGAGTAGTTTCTTGAAAGGGATATAAACCAAATAATATTCTACCTTTTTTAGGATGTTCTATTTTACAATATTTTTTTGTAAAATATACTGGATCTTTAGCGCATTTTTTATACTCTTGTGCTATTGCTAATTTTACTTTATTTGTAGACATGTTATTTTATATCTATTTCTTTTATATTATATGTTTCCATGATTTCATTTTTTAAATCATTGAAATCATTTCTTATTTTATCTAAAAACGATTCTTTGTTTTCTATAGTCCATTTTTCTATAGACCCATCCGCATTTGAATATCCCATGTTATCAAAAGATTTAATTAAAATTTCAACTTCTTCTGATGCTTCTCTTAAGAAAGATATTGCATTTTCTCTTTTTTTATCATTAACATAAGTATTAAAATCTCCTTTTAATTTTAATTCTGCCTCATATTTTATAGTGCATTCTAAACATCGTCCTGTTTTTTTACCTAGTTTGTAATCTGCTTGACCAAAAATTTTACCTTCACATGTATCTAAGCAATTAGGAAATTTTTTTATTTCATCTAATTTTTTTAGTATTTCTCTGACTCCTTTTGCTCTTTTAACTTTATAACCATCTCTTTGTTCCCACTCTACTACATCGCCCATAGGAGAAACCTCTTCCCAAATGTCGCCAACATTTCTTATTCTATAGTCTTCTTTTTTTCTATATCCTATTGTAGTTCTTTTTTGAGATTTGTGTTCTCCTACAAGAAGTTTCTTTACTGCTTCTATGTTTCGTAATTTACTCATATTATTTTTTGTTTTCTAGTTTTAAAACTCTTTCTGATAAATTTTTTACTATATCATATAATTCTTGTATGGCTTTTAAATTATAAACAGATAATTTGTCATAATTAACAGCTAATACTCCTTTTTGTCCTTGTATTTTTAGCTCTCTTAGAAGACCTGTTTTTAGCCCATCTGTTATGTCCTGTGCAATTATACCGACTTCCTTATTATTTATATCGGTAGGTATTCTGTAAGAAGACGAATTTTTATTTACCTCTAAGATTATTCCTTTCATTTCGTCAGGATTCCAAGAATAATTAACTGGTTTTATATTATATATTTCTTCTAATACAGGTTGTATTTGCTTTATGTCTTTTTTTAGTCTTTTGTCGGAGAAGGCCGCGAATGGACCTCCTATACCCCTTTCGCCTTTCTGACCCTTCTGACCAGGAGGGCCTGATCCTCCTGAGGGACC